ATAGTACCATTATTCAATGATTTACAAGACAAGAAAATGAGAAGATATGGTGAAGAGTATGAAACAACAGAAGAAAGAGCAAAATTTCTTGAAACTGTAAAAGCAGTAGAGATTATTGAAGTAAAACCAGAAGTAAAGACAGAAGAAATTAAAACAGAAGATGTAAAAGAAAAAAAGTCAACAAAGAAATCAAAGAAAATTGACAAAAAAAAGAAATAGAACTATAATTAATATAGAACTATTCGTGAAGTAAAGGCTACGTTAAGCCAACAAATAAATCATAATCTACGTGGGCACGACCACGATAAAAAGTGTAGGAGGAAATTTATATGAGAGAATTTTTAAAAGGCCTTGATTTAGATAAAGAAACTATTGATACTATAATGGCTGAATATGGAAAAAATATCACTGGCTTAAAAGAACAAATTGAAGATTACAAAAAGCAAGTAAGTGATTATGAAGTACAAGTTAAAGATTTAAATAGTAAGATAGAAGATAATCAAGAAACACTTAAAAATTTAGAAAATTTAACAACAGAGAATAATGACTTAAAAGCAGATTTACAATTAACAGGAACTAATATTAAAAAAGAATTTAGTAAGTTTGTTAAGAGTGAAGTAATGAGTAAAGTTGATGATAAAACAGACTTTGCAAAAGCATTAGAAAATTACAAAAAAGAAAATCCACAATATTTTGGAGATACACAAGTTGTAAAAGTACAAACATCTCCAAGTTTAAATGGTGGAACAGCAAAACCAGAAACTACTAATAATATTATGAATGACATTATTAGAAGTGTAAGAAATAATGATTAAAGGAGAATTTTAAAAATGGCAATGATAGCAAAAACAGATGTAGAAGATTTAATTGAGACACAAGTAGCAAATGAAATTTTTGAAGGTGTAACAAAAGAATCAAAAGCACTTTCTATGTTTAGAAGATTACCAAACATGACAAGTGATAAAACAAAATTAAGAGTATTAGACAGTTTACCAGTAGCATATTTCGTAGATGAAACTACAAGCAATGGTAGAAAAAATACTACAAAGATGGCTTGGGACAAGAAATATATTAATGCAGCAGAGTTAGCAGTAATTGTTCCAATTAAAGAGAATGTATTAAATGACGCAAGTATTGATATATGGTCAGAAGTAAGACCAAGAATAGTTGAAGCATTTGCAAAGAAAATTGACAATGCTGTATTCTTTGGAACAGACAAACCAACAGATTGGAGAGCAGGACTTGTACCTTCTGTAATATCAGCAGGAGCAGAAGTTAATGAAAGTGGCAATGGATTATACACAGATATTAACAATGCTATGGTTAAGGTTGAAGAAAGTGGTTATGAAGTAAATGGTATATTAGGTGGAGTTGGACTAAAAGGAAAATTCCGTATGATGACAGATACAACAGGACAACCATTAAATACAACTGAAATTGGTTCTTTAAAGAGAGCATATATGGACAATGGTGCTTGGAACAATTCAACATCTACATTAGTAGTTGGAGATTTCAATCAAGCAGTATATGCAATAAGACAAGATGTAACATATAAAGTATTAGACCAAGCAGTTATTCAAGACCCAAGCGATGGAAGTATTTTATACAACCTAGCACAAGATGATATGGTTGCATTAAGGGTAACAATGAGATTAGGCTGGGAAATTCCAAATCCAGTAAATGCATTAAATGAAACATCAGCAAGATTTCCATTTGCAAGTTTAAAACCATCAGCAGTACCAAGTTATTAATAGGTAAAGGAGGCAATTCAAATGACATTTGAAAATCAATATTTAACGTATGCTGAATATCAAGATTTAGGAGGCACATTAGAGGAATTGCCTTTTAATATATTAGAATTAGAGTGTAGAAAAATAATTGATAGAAGAACACAAAGTAGATTAGTTGATGCAGATGAAATACCTAATGAAGTAAAAGTATGTTTATATAAAATGATTGAAAATGTTACATCTTATCAAGAAGGAATAATTAAAGCACAAAAAGGTATATCAAGCGAAAATATAGACGGTTATAGTATAAGTTATATGAATAGCAGTGAAATTGAAAATGCATTAAAAGAGCAAAGCACACAAATGGAAGAGTTAATTTCAGTTTATCTTTTTGGTGTAATAGTCAATGGAGAATATTTATTATATTTAGGAGTAAATTAATATGATAACAAATAGTGAATTAACCATATATCATAAAACATTTAATTCTACTACTAGATTAGAGGAATGGGTAAGATATAATTACAATCAAATTTGGTGGTATGGTGGAAAAGGTGCAAGTACAAATAAAGGTTATGAAAATGCAAATGATGTAGTGATAAGAATACCTTATAAGCAAAATGATAATTTAAATATTAATAATTTTGCAATAGGAGATGCTATTTGCAAAGGAAATGTTGTTGAAGACATAAGTAATATATTAAGTGAAGAAAAAATAGAACATTATAATATAATATCAATAACACATAATTTGACTGGCACAGAACCACATATACATATAGAGGGTAAATAATGAAAATGAATCCAACAAGTGTTATAAAAGCGAATTTAGGGTTAAAACCGAATGGCCCTGTACAATCGTTTTTAACGGCAACTTGTTATAGACATATGAATAAATATGTGCCATTAGGTGAAACGGGCTCTTTAAGAAGTGTCGTTGATATGCAGCCTAATAGTATAACATATCAAGTACCTTATGCACATGCTCAATATATAGGTTTTACAAAAGGGCCAGTAATGAATTATACAACACCACGGAACAGGACCATATTGGGACAAAAGAATGGTAAGTGCAGAAATTAATCAAGTAGTTGAAGAAGTACAAGATTATATAGGGAGAAAATAATGGCTAAAATTAATACCAATGTTGTAAGGGTAGAAAATTTAAGAGTAAGCAAGTTAAGAAGTTATTTGATGACAATTATTGATAATCTATTAACAAATTCAAATTATCAAATAAATGCTAATATGTTAAGTAATGATATTAACAATTACTCATTAGATAAAATACCTATACAACCAGAAGTTGAAAAATGGATTAATGACACACAATTAAAAAGAGATGTTTATTCGTTTAGAAGTAGAAATAACTATTCTATAAGTACATTAGATAATTTGCTTAATGTTGGCTTTTTTGAAGTATTTGAAAACATAATTAATTCTAATAATGAACAAGGCATATTGCCAGATATAAATGGAATTGAAAGCATAAAATGTTTAAATTGTGCTAGTATGAATAATGCAAGTACAAATTCAGCAGAATTTGATATACAAATAGAAATAACATATAGGGAGGCTTAATATGGTAACACCAAAAGCAAAAGTTGATTTTACTTTAAATGATAAAAATTATTTTGTGGGTGACGAAGTAAAAGAAAACTATGAAAGTATTGTTAAATTAAATGAAAAAGGCTATATTGAGCCTTTAAGTTTAAAAGAATTAATAGAATATAAAAATAATGAGGAGGAATAAAACATGCCAGACATATCAAAGATAAAAAGAAGTCAATTTGTTACATATCTTGATACAACACCAACAGCAAGTGCTCCAACTTGGAAATTGTTAGGTACTGGAATTACAGAATATGCGATTTCATATAATCCACAAATTAATACAGAAAAGTGGATTATACATGATAATGCAACAAGTGATTTGGAAAGCAATCAAAAACAAGGTGATGTTTCTCAAAAGATGTATAAAGGAGACCCTTGTTTTGAATATGCAAATGGTTTAAGAGATAAAGTTGGTGCAGATGTGCAAACTCACGTATTAGATATTGATACATATGATACAACAATAGCAAATACATATAAAGCAAAAATGAGTGAAGCAATATTAGCAGTAACAAATTATGGTGGAGATAGTGCAACAATTGAGTATTCAATTTATTATAATGGAGACCCAGTTGAAGGTACTGTTACAATAGCAGATGGTGTACCAACATTTACACCAAGTGTTTCAGCATAATAATTATACAACAGAAGGGCGAGGCTAA